TGCGGCTGTTTTCTCGACAATCTCCAGCTCTCCGTCTCCGGTCAGAGACATAGAGCAAGTCATCAGCTCATTAGAGGCTGCTGAAATGTCAATTCCCGAAATCCGGACATATCCCTTAAAGGCAATGTCGCCCTCTTCACTGATCTTGCCGATGATTACCTGGGTTCGAGTATCCCCCGAAATAAGTTTTTGAACGAGCTTAAATCCGGGGTCTTCTTTGACCTGGGTGTAATGAAATTCCTCGGACGCCGTCCACCCTTTTACACCGTCGATGAATTGGGCCCAATTCACACGTTTGTCTGTAGAATCGATACTCTCGTTGCTGATCGACAGGCTAACGTTGTTTTCGGTCGGGATCGGCGTGTTGGTACTTTCTTCAATGAGGTAGAGCCGAAAATTGTTGCCGAGTATTTTGTTCTCTGAGGTAATAACAGGTGTTGCCATGATTTAATCTTTTTGAGTTAAAAGGATTCTGAATCTTTGTAGTTGTCTGTATATCGTTTCGGTGTCTGTTAGCTCAATAGCCTGCGTACATGTTTCAGGAATAAGTCCGTCTTTGTAGAAAAAGTCCACTTCCAGCTCGTCGAGTTTATTCCGGAGGTTTTCAAGTATATTTAGTGATAGCATGGGGGAATCGGACTTGGTAATAACATCCAGCAAAAAAGTGCAGTTGTAATCTCGGTCTCCCTTTTCGGCTCCTTCTTCCATCTCCACCCCCGACACTTCAACTCTCGGAAACACATCAAATCCATCCGTATCGTACCCTGCATCCTTGATTAGAGCAACCAATGCGATTTGAAGGTATTTAATGGGTAGCTTTTTCATTTTCCGTAAGACTGAATCGTTTTGTCGATTTCCTGTTTGACCAGTGAGAGTGTTTTGGTTTCATTCGACCGGAGAGCAGGATGAAGAAATGGTTTGGCGGGGGTTCCTCTTTTACCAATACTTTTTGCAATCGCAATAGCTGCCGATGTAGCCTGTTTCCAGTAATTACTAACCTTGTGCGTTTTGCGTGTTTTCAAGCTTGTGTAAGCATACCTTGCTCCGCTCGACCGTTTTCGACCGCTTTTGGTGTATGTTGCAGCGATTCCCCTTTTGTGAACCCATTGAAGTATGGGTTCATAGGGAGGTATTTTTCCTGCTTTTCTTCCGAACTCAACAAAAAAAGCCTGTATGACATTGTATATCACGTCCACATACTGTCCAGACATACTGGATTTAGTCTTACCTGAGTTGATGAGCTGTGCCGTAGCAATAGAATCGTGTGCTTTGATGTTGCGCTGAGAATCCCCCAGCACATTCACCGCAGAAGATTTTATGCCGCGCATAGCTGCACCCCGAATCACCTTGTCGAATGACCTGATGCGTTTGCGGCAGTCCTCATACGACCTCATGTCCAACTCTACAACAACGTCATTCATCTTTTCTGCCTCCAGTTATCACCACCTCATCCCCTACATTGGTAGCATCGTAGTTAATTCGGCTATGTATGGTGATTTCATTAAGTTTGTTGAGCATTGTATTGGATAATACCTGTCCGGGTGTAAAAGAATGTCCTTCCCGGTGGATAAACATCCGGTCGAAAGCAAAGCCAGGTTTTCGCATTCTAACCTCTACGCTGTTTATAATCCCTACCTGCTCATATTGCAACGCCCTATACCCACTCAAATCGTTAATAGAGCAAGGGATAGTACCCATAAATTCGAATGAGTTGACCTTCTTGCCGAATGGGTCTGCTCCCTGCTGCCTGCGAAATAGATCAGCCTTGCTGCTGTAACTTCTGGCTTGTATCTGATTACTCCGTATCATAACATTCTATAAGGAAGATATCTGGACATTACGATATTGAAAGAGTTGTTATCGTCGTTTCCGTCAAACAAAAGTCCTGTATAGGCTAAAACAGCAGCCTTATACCTGTTTGCGTCTTCCGCTTCTCCTGTTTTGTAAGTACATATAAAAGAGGAAGCAGTATCTATATAGACGATATCCTGAAGCACTTTATACTGAAGTTGCAGTCCATCATAATCATTGATGGAAACAACTTCAATTACGGGAGGGTAAAAAAGCTTTTGGTTGTCAGTAGCAAGGTCCTGAGACAGCTTCCACGTGGTTGGACGCAGAGAAATGTTGCAATAGTCCTCTACGGCGGCAATAGCGGCATCAAGCATGACTTGCAACTCGTCGTCACGTTCATTACCGATTAGGTGAATGTAACTCTTTACCTCATCGATGGTAATTTTAGAATCTCCCGTCTCAATCCTTGCCACTGTAACCATAATGCTACTCGACTTTTTTGTAGTACCCTTTCTTTATCATCATTTGGGCAATTGCACAAGGTTTAAGGAACACTTCCCCGACCCGAATGCCACAATGCTCTTTGATGACTTCAACCCGAATATTTACAGGTGTTTTAGATTTCCTCCCTTCTGTAGCTGGACGAGCTCTCGTTTGGCGCCCTTGCTGGGATTTATTTTCATAAGGTGTCTTTTCCATAACTTACGCTCCTACTGAAGCTGTTTTGGTGATCGAAGCCAGGGCGGCGTCGATGTCGGCGACATAGATGAGCCCTTTCTTGTTTTCGTTCTCGACGAGAACCTGCGCACGAAGGAACATTACCATCGTGTATTGATCCTTCGAGAGATCGTCATCCTCCTGCCCGATTTTGATGATAGGGTTACGTTTGAAATAGACCTCCGCCAGACCGGATTCCATTGCGAACAATTCAGATGTTCCGATAGCAGGGGTTTCGATCACACGCATTCCGGCCATCAGCTTCGTCCCATCGGTCAGGGTGTTGATGATGTAATTTCCATCCGGACTTTTCGTGTGGGCGTATTTGTATGCCGTCACAGGATTCATGTAGATTACATTGAGGTCATAGCTGCCCTGATCGCTATTCGCTTTCGATGCGTCCACAATGCTACCCTGTACGCGCATAGCATCGGCCAAATCTCCGATATTCGCACTATCTACAGCGTTTTTCAGGCCTGCCTTAGTGGCATCGAATGCCGTTGCAGCGCCTTTGAGACCGTAAATGTGATTCGGGTTTGATGAATCGTCTCCATTGCCGGAAAAAATCTCCCGGTCCAGGAATAGCATACCTTTGGTCATCATCTGGTTGCTGATGCGGGAGGCGATGTATGAAGCATCTTCAAACATTTCCTCCGTCACTTTGATGCGAGCGCTCGCTTTAGCCATCTCACGGTAGCGTTCCACGGCACTTACCTCGTCCAGATTGGCGTTTTTTTGACCTTCTCCGACATAGCCCACCTTCGATGTGTACGACCCTTCGATATAGCCGATTCGGTTTTTATCCTGTCCGACGCTCCCCTGCATGAGATTAGGAAGAAATGCAAGATTGCGGTCGCGCGGGAAGCTTACACCCGGCAACATCATGGTTCTCGTCACATCCACGGTGAGATCGGACGTAGAGGCTTTGATTTCGTAACTCTTGCCGCTCTTGGATTCGAAAGCCTTGTTCTTGAGGTCGGCTTTGAACTCTTCCGAGGCGATCAGATCCGCCACTGCCTGCACGATGGTCTGCTCTTTGGTTTCAGTTTTGATGCCGTCGATTTTCTTTGTCAGAACATCGAGCCCAGACTGCAACTTTTGAATGTTCGCATTGGCCTGATCGATCACTTCTTTTGCTGCTTTGATTTCCGCCTCTTTTGCCTCTGTTGATTTGACCATCTCAGCGAGTTTGGTTTCTGAATTTTTTGCGGCTTCCTGCGCCGCTTTGATTTCCGCTTCGATTCGCGTAACTTTTTCTTCCGGTGTCTCCATGTTATAAGTGTTTGATAATTCGTGTGTAATATTCTTCTTTGGTTATAGCGTACAATTCGGACAAGTCTTTATCCGGCATCGCCTTGATGCTGTATGCTGTAAATTCGGATTTCCGCTCAGACGATATTACTGAAGCTTGTGAGTTTGCAGCCCGACTAACAATAGAAATCTCTATTAGGTCCACCTCTTTTATGTAGCGTATGCCGTTTATTTCGTCGCTTTCAAGGGTGATATACCCTATAGACAATTCGAACAACTCGCCATCTTCAATTTGAATAGCAAGGTCTTTCCCCTTGGTTGTGCGCGATGTGCGAAACTCGACAAACAATCCCTTGTCATCCTCGGCGATGTCTATAATTTTACCGCGAACATCTTTTATATCGTGCTGGTAGCACAACTTCACCCTGCGACCGTTATCTCCCGATATAGAATTAATGAAAGCTCCTTTAACAACTATATCGTTGTAGCTGTCTTCATATCCGAAAGTGGAAGCATAGGCTTTTACGTACAAATGCTCACCCTCTCGCCGTATGTCCTCGGCTTTAAATTCTAAGCTTTTATATTCGATATTACCCATATTAAAGTCACAATGGGCTCATACGATTACTCGCACAAGCCCATTGATTTGTTGTTTGCGTTCATGGAATTTGGTTTGCATCTTTACAAACATTAGCTCTACCACAAAAATAGGATGCTATTGGGTCGATTTTACATGATTTTCACCCAATTATCGGGAGTTAATCAGAGGATTTGTGTATAACCCCACATTTGCACCCGATTTTGACTGTATTTTTGTCAAAACAAGATATATGAAAGCTAAAGCGTGGTTAATATTAAAAGCAGTCAAACTGTGGTTGGCTGTAGCTTTATTATGGTTGATTGCTGCAATATTGTTTGTAGCACACGTCGCCATAGGGATAATAAAGCTAATCTTCATAATCACTCTATTCCCCCTGACATGGGTAGTATATGTGCTGGACCGGAATATTTACAACAGGATAAAAATCCAGTTAGAAGAGCTTCTGTCTTAATTCAGCAATCCTATTAACTCTTCTTTCACCTTTTCAAATATGGGCTGCGGTAGCTCCATTTCAAGGTCTTTCAATAGTTCCTTGATCTTCTTTTCCCGTTCCAATGCCTTGCATGTCGGGCACTTTTCTCTACAATCACACATAATCAATGGTTTTTGCATTTGCAATCACAGCAAATGAATTTGTGTATATCCTTCCATAAGGTAGAATTCATATCACCTGTCAAATAGGCGACTTCCTCCCCTCCCATGTTAAGACCGAAGGTCTCCGCAATATCGTCTACCATGTGCCGCATTTCGTGCTCGAAAGAGTTTAAAAACTGAGCTTGGGAAGAGTGAAGTCCGATAACCATTACCGTGCACTTTAGCCTCTTATTAGAGTAAGTGAACCCGGTATCCATGTCGCATTTCACAAGGTTGCTATAAACCCTGTCCCGGATGTCGTCGGGGCACTCCACATCTGCGAGACTATCCATAATCTCGTCCACATGGTAGCAAGTCACCGCGAAGAAAATATCCAGCCTCCAGTCATACTTTTTTATGTGAATGGTGCTCCTTTCCATAGGTATCGTTCCACTTTCTTTCGATCATCCTTCTCTGCTTTCTCGGAATGCCGGACTTATCGAGATTCGACACGAACCCGGCAACTTTATTAAAGTCCCTTTCCGGCATATCGCTTAATACCTGCATCGGATTTTGCCCGGCAAGCATCTTGAGTACATATTTGAACATAGCTTTAGGCTTTTTTATCCGGAAAAATCAGGATACACAAAACATCGCTTTCCTGTGATCCGTTTTCCAGGAATTCCAATACCTTATTGGCGGTATTCATCAATTCCACACCATCGTTGGTTGTGGTTTGCGCTACTTCTATAGCAAATTTTCTGAGTTCTATACTGTCCATAGCAAATAGTATTTTAAGGAAAGGGGGGGGTCGCCTCTCCCACCACCCCCCCCCCCC